TACGGTCTAACACTCCATATTGCAAAAGCGCCAATCACGCCGGTTGAATGCTGGCAGAAGCACGGCTTTCCGATGCTTGGGAAAATGTCCGCCAGGATCTGGATGCAGAAACACCGAAACGAAACCGCGTTCGGTTTCCGTATCGACGTATCGACGTGTTGCCGCAAAATGAAGATCAAACCAGCACGCGACATGCACGCCTCTATCGGATGCAATGCCACGCTCACCGGACAGCGCGGCGCTCAGGATGATAGACTCCGAGGCCTGCGGGCAATCAAGGACGGGGCAATCCACTATATCAAGACCGATAAACTCACACAGGTTAACCCGTTGCTCGGCTGGACAGATTCAATGATATCCAGGTACGCCGCAAACCATAAGCTACCAGCCCACCCAAAAAAGGCGGAAGGTGCCTTAACCGTTGGCTGTATGTATTGCGGCGGTGGAGCCCAGTTCGATAACAGCGGATTTAGAGTCTTGCGCCATACCGACCCGGAAGCATGGGCCAGAATGATAGACGAGTACGGTTTCGGAGAAATCATCTTGTCAATCAAGCACGATCAGCCGCTTGCTGAAATACGCGCAGCCATAGAGTCTCTCGGAGGGATACCGGCAATGATGAAAACCATGCCACACGTTTTTGACTTCTTACGAGCGAAACCGCTAAAAGGCTACCGGAGATAACCGAATATGCCAGCATCAATCAGGGACAGACAGGCAATCGCCGCCAGCGTCAAGCACGCCAGGCTGGTGGAAACGTCCCGTAAACTGGCGAGAATGGTTACCCATACCGACCCGACCGCGGCGGTCAAGAAGCAGCGCACCGCACTGGAGCGCAACCTATCGACGTGGCTCAGGTATCACGGCGGGGAGGCGTTTGATTGCGAATGGAGCAAGGACCACCGGACCGCGCTGACGAAGATTGAAAAGGCGATCAGCAAGGGCGGCATGTTTGCGCTGGCAATGCCCCGGGGCCAAGGCAAGACAACCATCCTGAAGTGGGTTGCGCTGTACGTCATGCTGACCGGGCGTCGCAAGTACGTCGTGATCGTCGCGGCCACGCAAGAGTTTGCCCAGGTTATCGTTGAGTTCTGCCAGAAGAAGATTATCGAGGTTGACACCCTTTACTCTCACTATCCGCACGTTTGCGAGTATGCGAGGAAGACGGACGGCAAGGCAATCAAGGCCCGATATCAACTCAGGGCAGATGGGAAATCGAGCGGCATCCAGTGGAGTAAAAGCACGATGGTCCTACCGGAATCATTGTCACCGAAACTGAAGCCATACAAGAGCAACGGCTCAATCCTTGAGGGTCACGGTTTAACCGGGGCAATAAAAGGCAAGTGGAAGGACAGCAAGACCGGCAAAACGCTACGCCCTGACTTCGTAATCCTTGACGATCCGCAGACAAGGGAGAGCGCAGAGAGCCCGAGCCAATGCGCCATGAGGGAGCGCATTATCTCTGGTGATGTGCTTGGGTTGGCAGGCCCGAAGAAAAGGATTGCGGCAGTGATGTGCTGCACGGTCACAGCTCCTGACGACCTGGCCTCACGCTTCCTAGATCACAAGTTGCACCCGGAATGGCAGGGTGAAACGTCGCAGCTTGTTGAGAAATGGCCGAAAGAACAGGACGGCTTATGGGTTGAGTATTCGCAAATTTATCAGGACGCGGTATCTGAGGGGCGCGGGTTCGGTGAGGCAACGACATTCTACCGGAAGAACCGCAAGGCGATGGACAAAGGATCGAAGGTGTCATGGAAAGAGCGGGTGCGGGACGGCGAAATATCCGCGCTACAGACCGCTGAGAATCTACTGCTCGAGACCGGCGATCAGTTCTGGGCTGAATATCAGAATGCGCCGGTTGACCTCATAGCAATCTCCGCCCCATACGTCATCACGCCCGAGCTGGTCATGGCGCGGACCACGGACCGCAAGCCGCTTATCGTTCCCGATTGGGTTCATGCGATCCATGCGAGCACGGATGTCAACCCTTCCTATGGGCTATCAACGGTCATCATCGGCATGGGCATCGACCAGACGTGCGCCGTGCTTTGGTACGGTCTGCACAAGTGCAATGTCAGCGAGGATCTACCGGCGCCGGAATACAACAAGCAACTTTTTGCGGAGATTCAAGCGCACGGAAAGGAGTTGGCAGCTATGCCGGTCAGTCCTGAAACGTGGGCAATCGACGCGGGCGGCAAGAACTTCGATCCGGTGATAAGGGCGGCGGCTGAATCGGCGCGGTCCTGCGGGATACCGGCGGCGGGGTACACCGGGCGCGGCTGGAAACATTACCGGGAATCGGGCAAGACTTACCAGAAGGGCCAGCCACAGCGGGAATACTGCCATATCAGATCGACGATCAAGGATGGCCGCAAGATACGCTGGATCGTATGGCACTCGCATCGCTGGGTGGAGATTATGCAACGGGCATGGCTGGGCGACCTCGGGGCTCCTGGCGCGTGCTCGTTACCGGATGGCCGTCATCGTGAGTTTGCTACACAGATATGCGGCGAGAAATTGCAAGGCAAGGATGATGTCGGCGGCGAAATGGTCTGGAACTATCACACGGTTCCGGGCAGGCATGACTTCTGCGATGCTCTGGCGCAGGGGTATGCAACGGCGGCGTATGGCGGGATCGGGACAGGGGGGCAACAGCAGCAGCGAAAGCGACCGACGCGGAAGCGATCAGGGGTATCAGTAATTCCAATATGAGGGGGAACGAAATGGATGTATCATGTATCTGTCAAACACACGGCCGGCCGTGGCTACTTGCGGAAGCAATCGAGTCATTCAGAAAGCAACGGCTCGGACCGCTCACGGCTGAGTTGATCGTTGTAAACGACTGCGAGCAGCAGACAATCATCTGCGATGTTCCTGGCGTGACGATCATCAACACCGGCTGGATACCAGACGTGAGCCGCAAGAGCAACTTCGCGCTGGAGCATTGCACCGGCAAGGCGTTTTGCTTCTGGGATGATGACGACATATCCCTACCGGACCGGATCACGGATGGCGTGGCGCGGATGGGATCGACCTATTCATATCGCCCGTCTATCTGTTGGCATTGGGGTTGCGGTGAGATCCTGCGTATGGGTCAGCCGTTGATCGTATCGGCCTTTTTCGATACCGCTTTCGTTAAGAGTGTTGGCGGTTGTACGGTCGGAGCCTGGAACGACAAGAGCCTATGGGACAAACTGTGGCCGACCGGCAACGTGATTCAGTGCCAGCCCAAACCAGCGGACGTTCACTACATCTACCGTTGGGCCGGGATCGGGTGGCACGAGAGCGGCAACGGCGAACAGGACTCGGGCAAACGGGCGCGGGACTTTCACAAGGCGGCGCTGGCAGATCCTCGGTTTGTTGCGGGTGAGATCCGTGTCGAACCGAAGTGGAAGCAGGAATATGTGGCGATGGCAGAACGGGCAATAAGGCAAGGAAAGGGAGGGATTATTCGATGAATCCAGCAGTAATCATACCGTGGCGGGACGGCGAAGACGACCTACAGGCGACGATTGACAGCGCCGCAGACAGCATCGGGGCCGGTGAAGTCTATCCGGTGGAGGATAAAACCGGCGCTGGCCCGGGGCAGACGCGGCACAGGGGCATAATCAAGGCGAAAAAGTCAGACATTATCATCCTCGTCGACGCTCATATGCGCTTCGATGGTGACGTTCTGCGGAGAATGGCGCGGCAAGTTGCCCGTCGCGGTGGCTTATTGTGCGCGAAATGCTATCACAACGAGGCTTGCAGCTTCGATTCTACCCATCCGAGCGGCGCGACCTACTACGCCGGGGCGAATATCGAGTACATGGGTGAGGACCAGAACGGGCACGCCTCACTCGTTTGGAAGTGGTCGAGCGATCAGGAGCCGGGGGAACGGGCCTGCGTCGGTGGGGCGTGCTATGTTTTCAAAAGATCCTGGTACATGAAAACCGGGCAATGTCTTTCCGCGCTGCCGGGGTGGGGCGGCGACGAAGAGGCTTTGTCGATTACGGCATGGCTTTCCGGTCACGCGCCGCGGGTGTTTGACGGCAGGGTGGCGCACAGATGGCGGGCGCGGGCTCCGTGGAAGTTGACAGAGGCTGAACACATAGCGATCCGATACGTTAGCAGGGCGGCTATCATCGGGGCTGTGGTGAGCGATCCAGCGGACGCCAAGGAACTGCTGAAGTGGCAGGGGGCCCAGCCGTATACCAGCCCCGAAGTGGAGCGATGGCGCAAGGCTCTGCTCAAGCAGCCGCGATCATGGAAGGACTGGAAGCGGGAGGTTGCCGGGATTGAAGACCCCAAGATCCTAAACAGTATGATCGATCAGCACGTTAAGAATGTGAGTGGGTCTGGCATCAAGCCAAGAGCGAACTACGGCGCATACGAGAACAAGCGTACATGCTCGAAATGCGGGAGTGCTGCAAGCGTATGCGACCAGCAGCGTGATACCGGAAGGCTCATTGTCAGGTACAGGACTTGCAAGAAGTGCGGTGAGAAAAGGACCACACAAGAGATAATCCCGCAGAAAAGTACCACATCGTAGTATAATCCCTCTATACCCCTATTGACGTAGTGTTTATGTCGGTGAGATAATACCGACATGGCAAACCGTACTGTCGCCGAACAGATAGAAGTTCTCGAAACCCGCCGTGATGCGTTGGAAACAGCGCTCACGGCCCAGCAATCCGGCGCCGCGTCATTCACCATCGACGGAATGAGCGTCACGAATCACCGGATTTCCGACATTTCTACCGAACTAACCCGCGTCAACAAGTCCCTCCAGCGTCTGTACCGGGGCGGCAGGGGCTTTGTCGTTGACATGAGCACGGGCAGCGGGACAAGCGTCAGCGCGGACAACACGGTATTTACTCGGGTGCAGGCATGACCCGACTGAAAACAACCGCGCAGATTGTCAGGGGCCGTCGCTACTCCCTCGGGTACAACGCGATTGACGACACTACCCGCAGGCGGAACACGGTCAAGAGAACGACCAGCGAGAATGTCATCCTGCCGGGCAACAAGCGCGAACGGGCCAGCGCAACGGCACGCGATGACGCGCGTAATATGTCCATCTTGGCATGGATGATCCGACGCCACCTTGACAACGTCAGCCGGTTCACGCCTCATTTCCGGCTCGGTGGCGATACTCCTGAAATCAAAGCGATCAATGCAGCGGTTCACAAGCTGATCAAATGGCACTCCCGCCGCAGACAGTTTGACGCGCTCGGGCGGCATGGCCGCAATGAGTTCCTCCGCATGTACGAAGCCTGCAAAGTTATTGAGGGCGATTGCGGGGCACTCAAGGTCAAGGGCGGCAAGCTGCAAGGGATTGAGGGCGACAGGATCCAAAAGCCGCGTGAGTTCCCCCAGGGCAGAAAGAAAAAGCTCAACGAAAGCGTCACCGACGAGGGGCTTACGTTCGACAATGCCGGAAAGCGCAAGGAGTTCTGTGTCTGCAAGCGCGTCAAGGGTAGGTCGATGGAGTTTGAAAGGCTCATACCTGATGATGAAATGGTCTTTGATGCTTATTGGCCGGAACGATTTGACAGCAATCGGGGCGTTTCTCCACTCCTGACCGCGCTGAATGAGGGCGCTGACGTGCGGGAAACGTGGGAATGGCTTGTGCTCAAGGCTAAAACCTCCGCGCTGTTCGGGCTGGCATTCACGCGAACCGGCGATGATGACATTCTTCCGACTCAAGGTGACCCGAACACTGACGCACCAGCTTCTGAGTCAGCGGCATACAGTACCCAGGTTACTGATGCGGTGAAGTCGAGGGGCATTATCAACCTTGATCTTGACCCGGGCGATACAGTTGCGGAGATCAATTCAAAGACGCCGAACCCGACCGTCGTCGCATTCACCCGCGAATTGATCCGCTCGGTCCTGCTCGCGCTGGATATTCCTTTCACTTTTTACGACACCATGACCGCCTCATTCTCTGCCCGTATTGCGGACCGCAACGAGTATGAAGAGAGTTGCGAATGGAAGCGACAAAAGAATCAGGATGTTCTCGACGAAATCTATGGCGGCTGGCTTCTCCCGATTTGGGCCGAGGCTGACCTGTTCGGGTTCGGTAAGGCGCTCAAAACTGCAAAAATATCAACAGAAGCGATTGCGGCGTCCTTGCGATGGGTTCCCGCAGGTCGGCCCTGGCTTGATCGGTCAAAGGAAATGAGCGGCCACATACTCGCGCTTGCCGCAGGGGTAACGTCGACGCCCCGGATCTGCGCCACCTACGGGCTGGATGCTTACGAGATCGCGGCAGAGCAGGCCGATTATCTCGAAACCGCAGGCCAACCGTTGCTCTACGCTCAGGGCGGTCAGGTAGCGGTGCAGGCGATCATGGCGGGCATGGGGCAGAAACCGGCGCAGGACGCTCCGGTTGCCGATCCAGCGGACGCCACGGAAGAATAAGGAAATCATCATGGCCTATGAATGTGAATGTATTGATTGCGGCGCGACGGTCACATCCGATCAGCATTGCAATGAACTGAAATGCGAGAAGTGCGGCGGGCAGATGCGGCGAGCGGAGCGGCCGGGAGTCGGGCGGGTGTTATCAAGCGGATTTGCAGTCGGGGCCCCGCAAAGTATTGACCGTGAGAAGGGGGTTATCTATGGCGCAAAGATTATCGAAATCGGAGAGGCAAAAGGACACGGCCTCTTCATTGATGACGACTTCATCGACAAGGTTGCCGAACTCGGAAATGAACTCAACCAAGGAGTCAAGGCGCGATTTGGGCATCCCAATTTGTGCGATACTACGCTCGGGACATTCCTGGGGCGGTGGAAAGGATTTTTCCGTGACGGTAATACCGTCCGCGCAAATCTCTTTCTGAGCAACACAGCAAAGGATACCCCAAAAGGTGATCTGTTTACATACGTTCTGAATATGGCTGAACAGGAACCAGATATGTTCGGCGTTTCGCTTGACTTCGCTCCGGACGTTGACGCTCAACTGGAAGCAGGCGAGTACAAGGATACCGGATTGCAGATTGCGCGCATAATCAAGTTACGCGGTGCAGATGCGGTAGACAGTCCAGCCGCAACAGACGGCATGTTTTCAAGGTTCTCAGGTGAGACGATTGCTGGGCAGATCACTTCGTTTTTGGATAGCAACCCGTCGATATGGGAACAACTCGAATCTAATCCAGCCATAGTCGAGGCGCTCGGGCGTTACGGCGACAACATGGATGGATTTATGAACCGCTACCGGGCCTACCGGGAGCAGAGCAAGGAGTCCAAAATGGACAACAAGCAGACAGAGGCGGACGCCGCTGCCAAGGCTCTCGCAGCCAAGGAAGCGAAAGAGTTGAAGTTGAAAGAAGAGAACGAAGCAGCGGAGATTGCTTTGAAAGAAAAGGCCGCAGAGTTGGCCGCAAAGGAAGAAGCCGAACGTCTGAGACTCGAACAGGAGAAGACTCCAGTGACGTTGACGGCAGAGCGTGACGCCTTGAAGGTGCTCGTTGATGAGCGCGGCGTTGCGGTGGATTCACTGACCACGGAACTGGCGACGACAAAGACTGAGGTCGAAACGCTGGCATCTCGGGCGGTGAAAGCGGAGACAGAGCGCGACGATGCACAGCGGAAGCTGGCGGCAATCGAAGCGGGCGCGGAAACGTTGTCGGCGGGCGCGGCTGATAAGGCCGGGGAACTGACATCGTGGCAGAAGGCACAACAGAGAACCTAAAACGTTACACAATTTACTGGCTGACCTGCGGTTGATCGCCGCAGGCGACCGAGATCAAGGGCGGCGTGTGGGCCACACCTCACACGGCGCCCTTTTTCTTTGCCGGTACCACAAGGAGAAATGAATCATGGCTACGAATTATACAAACACGCTGGCGGGGTTGCTCGTCCTGAACAATGAGAGTTTTGCTGACATCTTCCCGTCTGACGTTCTCAATATGTCGCCCGTTGTGGCGGCTGCGACGGCGATCCCGGCAAGCGCCGGTGGGACACAGCACAAGTATGTCCGGCAGTTGACGGCTCCTGGGGCTGGCTTCCGCAAGATCAATACCGGTGTCACCAACGCCGCCACGACATTCAAGGACATCACGGCCAACTGTGAATACCTTGACCCGTCTTTCACGCGGGACGTGGCTCTGGCGCAGGGATATCGCAAGGGTCTTTCTTCCTACATTCAGGGCGAAACCGGCAAGTCGATTGTTCAGGGTCTGTACGGGATCGAAGACGCGCTGTTCAACTTCGACGTTTCGACGCAGTTTGTGGGACTGCCGTACATGAACGACTACGCCGATACCGACGTTGGCCAGATCGTTGACGCAGGCGGCTCCGGCGGCAAGAGCGTATGGCTCCTGAATTGGGGTCCCGACGCCGTGGCTCTCGTTGCAGGGAACGAAGGACGCATCGACATGGAGTGGAGCGACGACAACCCCACTATTGTTCAGGTGACGGACGCAGGTTCGACCAACGTCTATTCCGCGTACCGGGTTACCCTGGGAATGTGGATCGGCCTTCAGGTCGGTAGCCTGTATGACGTGGTGCGGATTGCCAACCTCGACGCGACCAGTGACGACTTGCTGACAGACGACCTGATCAGTGATGCTCTGACTCTGTTCCCGAACGGGCACAACCCGAACATGATCGTGATGAACAGGACCGCGCGCAAGGAATTGCAGCAGTCCCGAACCGCGACCAACCCGACCGGCGCTCCGGCTCCGTTCCCCACGGAAGCGTTTGGCGTTCCGATCACCATCAGTGAAGCTCTCGGAACCGCTGAGGCGACCGTGAATACAAGCACGACCACGACCACGACCAGTTCCTCGGTATAACCGGGTAGCGTAAAACCGCGTTGGGCCGGGAAAGCCCCGGTCCGACGCTTTGCAGAAACGTAGACCAGGAGAAAACGAAATGAAGAAGCTCACAAGCATATTGATTATGGCGCTTCTGGTTTGCGGCGTGGCATCGGCGGGGGTTCTGTCAACGACATGGACGCTGCGCAATGTGGTGGATCCGCCGGACTGTCGGGATGGCCTGATTGCCGACTCGACCGCGGCAGACACGCGGCTGGATGATCTTGAGGCGGCTGATATTGTTGCGGCTACAAACAAGGTGGATGCTGACCGGCTCACTGCTGGCACGACTGCATCAGCGATCAACGGTGAGAACATTACCAACCTGACCGGCACGGCGTCGGCGGATGGTACTACGCTCAATGCCCTTGATCTGCAAAGCTGCACGAACCTCCCCGGAACTGCGATACAAGCCGCAACCCTCGTCAATGCTGCCGTTGCTGCGAATGCTGCGATTGCTCTGACGAAACTTGGAGAGGTAACCTCTGCCCGCATTATTGTGGGTAATGCCGGTGGACAGGCTGTTGCGGTTGATCTCAGCGGTGATGCAACGATGTCAAATGCCGGGGCGTTGGCGATTGCCGATGACGCTGTAACTGCGGATGAAATTGGCGCTGGCGAATTTTCTGATGATGTTGCGTTTGCTGGATTGGTGGGCGGATATGTGCTGAAGACTTCGGCTTATGTTCCCGACACTACTGACTTCACAATGAGTCATACTCCGGGGGGCAAGTATACGAATGTGCTGCCAGAAGCCAGCACGGTACTGGGCCGCATTTGGTGTATTCGCACGGCGGACGGTTCCAACAATATGTTTGTCAACACGGACGGGACAGACACATTGGATTCAACCGGAAACAAGCAGGCCACCTTTGCCGACACGGATGATTCGTTGATCATTCAAGCGATCGGGGATGACAGTTATGTGATTCTGTTTAATACCGGCGTGACAATGGGCGCAATACCGTAAGGGAGAACAATCATGCGTAAGCTAATCAGTTTCCTATGCGCGGGCTTGATGGCTTGCGCGTTGTCGGCGGCTCCGAAGTCGGCGATTCTGAGCGTTGCCGTTGGCACAAACGCGACGGCAACCGCAACGACCACGGCTATTGCCGGATACATCGACGAGCTTGTTCTGGAGCTGCCCACCGGGGCGACGACCGGAACCGTTGCAGTAGTAGCCACTCAGCCGATGGGCAATGCTGTCACGCTGGCATCTAAGGCGATCACGGCAGACACGCTTGTCCGACTCGGGGTCGACTTCACGAGCACAGACGGAACGGGCCTCACAAGCGACGAGCCGCGCCGTTATTACTCATACGGTGACAGCATTACAGCAACATTCAGCGTGATGGATACCGGCGTGACGTGGCGGGTATGGATCAAGTACGACGATGACAAATAATCTCCCCCAACCAAGTCCTCCGGCGCCAGTCCTCCTCTTGCTGGCGTCGGGGGCATCTTTTAAGGAAGTATGAGCACGCAATCGTTAATCAGGGCAGGACTGGCGCAGATTCAGGCAATGGCGCCGAATGCCGTTGTGACGGTTAAGTACAGGGGCGAGACAGCGACGGCCCTGAAAAGCACGCTGAACGCTGATAACGCTTTAGGCGAGAGTCTACAGACAGGGGTCACGACCGGGCGCGTCAGGGTGGACCAAAGCCTCATAACGGAACCGGGCCGCGGCGATACGATTTTGATAGACGACGAGGCGGCTTTTGTGACGCTCGTCAATAGGGATCCAGTGGACGCTATGTTTCTAATTGATTACCAGGACCAGAAACCAGTTGAGGGAATCTAATGGCTGGGATCGTATCACTCAAGACTATCGGCAACTGGGATAAGCAGATCGGCGTTCCGCTCAAGGATGCTATGGCCGTGTCGATGGATATCATAGGGCGTAGTGGCGAAGAGGCTTGCAAGCACGCTATAATCTTGATGGCTCAGTCAGCGAGGGCTCTTACGCCGCAAGCGAGGAAGCGGCGAAGGGTGCGTAAGGATAAACATGGGCAGTATGTGCTTTATGACAAACCGAGCAAGAATCAGAAGAAAATATACAGATGGAAGTTCTCGCAAGAAAGGCAGCATCATAGTGATTTCGAGGGAACATGGGAAGGTGCTCAAAAAATCGGGAAGCGCGGTCTTGCCAAGCAATCATGGATGTGGGGGCTGAAAGCATTAACAGCAAAAGCTGTTGGCAAACCAATCTCTGGCGTTGGCGTTTTGAAGACAATCAAATCTGACAGCCTGAATGGATACCTTCTCGAAAATAGGCTGGACTATATCACGAAGATCATGCCGCCTGGATGGGAGAGAACCGTCGAAGTCCGCGCCGGCAACAAGATCATGGCGCAGGCTCGAAACAAGTTACAGCGGCAATGGCGCAAGGCAATGAATCTCCCGCGTGGGGCGAAGATCAGCAACGAGAACCTTTCACGATTTTTCTCAAAGGTCTGATTATGAATGCGGCATCAGGAATATACAGGATAACGAACACCGTCAACGGGAAGGTGTATATCGGAAGCAGCAAGGACATGGCTGCAAGATGTCGCAATCACAGATGGGCGTTGAATGCCGGAACGCATGGGAACAGTCATCTTCAGGCGGCATGGAATAAGTATGGTCCTGAATCTTTTGAGTTCGGAGTATTCTTGGAATGTTCGGATGAGTCGCTTTTAAGCGAAGAGCAAGGCGCAATTAGCACATGCAGATCGTTTGACAGGAATGCCGGATACAACATGAAGACAGCGGTGCGAGTAGAAATGCGCGAAGAAACCAAAAAGAAGATTGGCGACATACAAAGGGGTAAGTCGAAACCGCCTTTCAGCGACGAGCATTGCAGAAACATTAGCAAGGCTGCAAGAGCTAGAAGTTTGTCAACATTCCTTCGCGGCATAGAACATCCGAGGCATGGAGTCAAGATCACTGAAGATCAAAGAAAGAAATTGAGTATTGCTCACGAGGGGATATGGAGTCGGGCAAAACATCCAATGCTTGGCAAGCATCAGAGCGCCGATACAAAGCGCAAAATGAGTGAAGCCAAGAAAGGAAAACCGTGGACAGAAGCCCGGCGTACCGCGCAGATCAAGCGTAAAGAGGTTTTGGTATGAAGTGGAATATAGAAGAGTTGGTTGAAGACGCATTCAAAGCGTATCTCCAAAGCCAGGTTACAGGCTCCATGCGCGTCTATGTAGCGTGGGGATTCAATGACCCGCAGTTTCCTTGCGCTGTTGTCCATGTTGCGGACTCCGAGCCGGTATCAGAGGAAGCGGAATGGAACGACAATCGCATGATGTCTGTATCTGTTGCTGTGTTGACCGAGAACGCGCCGGAAACGGATAGCAGCGGGAACACGCTCAGGACCGCTCGGGAGATCAATGCAGCGGCAAGGTCCGACGTAATGAACGCGCTGGCCACAAGTTCACTACTGACAAATCTAATTGCAACGGGAACGGAGAAAGTTGCGTTCAGTATGGCACAGCTTATGAACTCATCGAGGGATATTGCCGAACGGGAAAACACGCTGCAAACCATCTTGACGCTTGCGGTAATCGCTGAACCAGTGGAGGACTCATAATGGCCGACGAAATCAAAGTGACGACATCGCTTTCCTACTCAAACGGAACCAGTGGGGCACTTGGGAGCCTGACCGTTTCGGCTCGGAGTCAGAGCATCACGCAGAACACGGCGGCTCCGACTAGGGCTGGCGGCACTCAGACAATCGGATTTGCCGCGCACGAGGCTCTTGTAGTCACAGATATTACTACGCTAGGGTGGGCTCGTTTCCGCAACAGGGATGCGGCCAACTTCGTTCAGATCGGTCTTGATGTGGCCGCTGCTTTTGTACCGCTTGTCAGGCTCAACGCTGGCGAGGAATGCGTGTTCAGACTGAGCCAGGGTATCACCGTTTACGCGCAGGCTGACACCGGAGCGGTCATTATGGACAGGGACATTCTCGACGACTGAGGCAAAACGAAAGGCAGGACACTATGGCGGCAGCACAGGCGGGAACAGGATCATTGACGGTTGCGGGTCAAACCGCAGCGGCAGCATTATATATCACGGTTCCAGTATTGAGCATCATTGAATCGGTGACGGTCAATGCTGGCGGGGCTCCGCAGTACGAAGACGTACTGGATGCAGACGGCGCCCTCCATACGCGGATCACGTTCGAGGCCGGAATGCACACGGCAACCGTCGTTGTAGTTGGTGTTGCGTTTGATACAGCCGCCGGAACGCTTGACGGAAGCTCATCGAATTACTACATCGAAAGCTCTGCCAAGGAACTGAGCAAGGGTCCGGTTCGAACTACGATCAACGTCACGCGGATTCCGACAGTAGCATAACCGGCTCCACGCAGAAAGTGAGGCAGGGGATGCGTCAGGACTGGATTACTCCATGGTGGCAGGCGGCATTGTTGCCGGATATGTGGGGTGTGTGCGGCGTGACCGTTCCATCCCTTTCCGTGTGGCATACCTTCGCACTGGAGAACATCGGCAACCATTACCTATGTGGTGGCAGTCTCGACAAGGACGACGCCGCGAGCCTGCTCCTGATCGCTTCTAAGGACCATCGAGCAGGCAGGCGTCTATTCCATGCCGATAACTACCGGGCGCGCGCCATGCGACGGATTCACCGCGTTCTGAAGCGTATGGAGTGGGAACGGGTTGACGCGGCTTGCCGGGAGTACGTCGACTCCTGTATGCGTATCCCTTCCCGGTGGCAGAGCGGCGACGGTAAGGCGAGCGGCGTACCGTATCAGTGGCATCTTGTCCGGCTCCTTTCCGCTGGCGATCCTGCCAAACTTGATGCTGCATGGAACACATCGTATGCCGTGGCTCGTTGCGTATTTGATGCACACGCTGAGAGCAAGGGCGATGCAAGTATAATGAGCCCGGCGGCGCAGGAAATGGAAGACAACTGGGAAGACTACAAAGACCAGACGGAAATGATGGAAGTGGGAATCAACTAATGGCCGCTGTTGCAAAACTCAAAGCGTTGCTCGGGATGGACAACAAGCAGTTCAAGGCCGGGATGCGTGATTCACAAACGCAGGCTAAATCCTTTCAGGGCTCTATCGCGTCGATTGGCAGAACTATTGCCGTAGCATTCTCAATAGGTGCAGTTGTCGCATTCACAAAGAGTGTTATTGGATTCGCTTCAGAGATACGGCACACGGCAGACAATCTCAACGTCAGCACAGATGCGCTTCAATCTCTCAATTCCGTGGCACTGAAATATGGCGTCACAGTCGAGGATCTTCAGAAGGGGCTCGCTAAGTTACGGCAATCCCAAGGTAAGGTTGTCGAGGGTGACAAGGAATATACCGATGCGCTTGCCTTGCTGAATATAGAGGTAAAAGAGTTTGGGAGAGCGGATACTGCAAAGGCGCTCGAATTGCTTGCTAGGGGATTCACCAAAGCAAATGGTTCTGCGCTGGCATATTCCGCAGTGCAGGATCTATTGGGTCGGGGCGCAAAGAAAATGACCGCGTTCCTTAAAGAGTTGTCGAAAACTGGACTGGAAGGAATGACCAGGCAGGCCAAGAATGCCGGTACGGTTATAGAAGAGGACTTGATAACAAAACTTGAACTTGCCGGAACAAGAATGGAAGAGCTTGGATTAAAGGCAAAAGTATTCGGAGCAGAACTGATCGGCGTGCTCGCCACGGCAGGAGAAGCGTGGAATGGATACACTAGGGCTCAAGCCGATGCGCTGAATGCGGTAGGGCTATCGCCGAGCGCGAAAGCAGATGCGGCACGGCTCGGTCTTACTGGCAAACCGGGCGAGGTGGACGATATCGGTAAAGAAGATCCAAAGCTGATTGCAAAACTAAAGGCCAAACTCAGCGCATTGCGTCAGGCCATGTTGTTCGGGCGCATGGACAAGCAGGAGCAGTTGATAGACATGGAGGCGCGGCTAGGATCACTGTCAACCAAGAATGCAACCACGGAAGAACAACGCCTGAATATCGTAATAGAACGATTCAAGCTATTTGAAAAGATACTGAAGCTCCGGAAGGATATCGAATCATCGGCGACGAAAGCAGCAGCGAAAGATCAGGCGGAACTTAATAAAATCACCGCGCTCAAGGACTCGGCCGGAGACAGGATTGCCGCGCTAAGTGCGCCCGGCGCCGTACGGGGTCAGGGAATACAAACAGACGCGCTCGCTAGAACAGGTGGATTCGTCGGGCCGCAGCGTCCGGGGCTTGCCATTGCTGACCGGCAATTACAGATCAACAAGAAGCGCAATGAGATACTTCAGACCACGGCTGATGATATTCGGATCATAAAAGAAAACACCACACCGAGGGGAGAGCTAGAATAATGGCCGCAACAGAAACGCCAGATGTAGCCCTCGTCACTGACGGTCAGACATATTCAAAGACATGGACTCTTGGCGACGGGATAACCGAGACAAGGGAATGGACCGGCACCAGAGCGAAGATTGACGCCAAGTTTCTTGACATGAAGGCGACCGCTGAAGCTGGCGGCAATATCCGGTCATTGGCATATAAGCGGACAAATGGCCGCGTGACGCTGACTGCGGCATACGGAAGGGACGATGGCAACACGACGACGTACCCGACTGATGTCACCATGATCGAAGAGCTGTACGCTGTGGACATCATTCGTGATATCCGATCTGCTCCGTATTGGACAACGGAAGTAGCTACGAAGCTCACAGACGATCTAATTGCAGATGTGAATGACGCTGTAGAGAACAATTATGCGGAAGCTGAAATTACGAACTGGGGAACGTGGGTTGATAGTCAAAAGCAACTACGGTATCACATGTTACATGGTCAGGATTCGTATTATGAGACCGGCTTCATTATGCGTCAATCGCTATACGGGGTCCGCACATCGTCAATCAAGGCGGCATTCACCGACGCCAATACGGTGGTCACGGCTCCGGTGTTCAAAACATCCATGCTGGATCTGCTCGAAGCATTGCCGTCCGGCGAGTGGCTACAGAAACCGCCGCAGGCTGAATACCTCGGTCACGGTAAGTGGCGTGTCACGATTGAATACCATTGGGCCGAGAAGTGGTCGAAGATGTATGGCGGGACATGGGGGCTGTAAATGCAACTTGCCACAAAGCACACATCAGTGATGGGCAGACAGGGGCGGCTTGTTCTGGATATGCGGCAACCGAAGCGCGCCAGACCGTCAGGCGATTCCTTTCCGTGGTCGAAGGTTCATCTGTCGACCCGGCTTACTTCGTCGGCAACGGCAACCATCCAGGGCGGCTCATTCTGGATTGGTGAGAACGCGGCGGTCACGTTGGCGACCAGCACGAGGACGATCACGGCGGATTTGCAATACCTTTGGCTGGAATATAATTTCACCACGAATGCGCTGACGATTGGGGCTCTTGCTCCGAGTGCGACTTTACCCGTTTCGGCATCCCCTGTATTCGTTCTTCCGCTTGCAAAGTTCTCCTATGCGGGAACGACGGCGGCGATCACGGACTATCTCTATTTGGGCGGTGACTTCCACCTACCGGGAACATGGGCGGCGTAATGACATTTCAGCGATTAAAATACGGGGTCATGGTAGCAAGCGGAATTGCGCTGACTGGAACGCTTGTCTGGTTCGCTGACCGTCCGCAGATCAAAGGCGTTGACATCATCCATCTCGTCATGGGATGTCAGGAACGGCTTAGAGCGGCGCAGGTTCTGGCGACCTATCCGAGCAACCGCGTATGGTCCGTCACGAATAACTATGTGATATGGACTACGAACGAATACGGGGCGACGTGGTTTGAGTATGGACCGTGGGTGACAAACATCACAGGGCCAGCAACGAACACGGTCACAAATATCTATGAAACCGTGACGACGAATCTCTACCTTGTTCCGTCCGGTTCCTACACGCAGACCGTCGAAGCGGTGACTTCGCTTTGGCCGCAAACGAC